TATTATTAATTATTAATTAATAATTTATATTTACTAATAATCAATTTTAATGTTATTCGTTTTTTCGTGTTTTTCTAAGATTTATTTGCCCTTTTTTGTTTTTTTTTGTTTTTTTCTGTCCCCCTTTTTTGGGTTTAGATTTAGATTTAGGTAACAAAGGTTTAGGTGTCAGCTTGTCTCTTAATTCGGTACTAGGAGGTGTAAATATGTTATTATCTATCTGTTTATTTATATACTCCAATGTTAAGATGATATCATTATCTGTAATTATGTTTGTAAGTAATGTTTTAACCTTTTCAAGTTGATCTGTATCAATGCCTGTTAATTTTGATGTAGTTAAACCATTAATTATTTCTTCACGTTTACTAATATTATCTCTCATTTCTTTTAGGATATCCATTAAATTATCAAAAAATATTGTTCTTAGCAAGATTTGTTTTAATTGTCTCTTTAATTCATTAACAGTTGGTAATTCCGTAGTCTTATTCCAAAAATTCTTATTTATATCAATATTTTTTATATCATCATCAAAGAGTTTTAAAATGTTTTTAATTGAATCTTCATTTAGGTTTTCAATATCACCTGTAATTATATCTAATTGTCTTGATATATTGAGAGGCTGTGTTTTATACTGTGGATCTCTAAATTTATTCCATAGTGCATTTAATGGGTCTTGTAAATGTGATATAATTTTTGATTCTATTTGCGCATGATTAGTAATATTTCTTTTATATTTTAGCACTTCTTTAATTCTAGATTTAACTTTTGCTTCTGCTGCCTTCCTTTTCAAATCTTCTTCTGCTGTCTTCCTTTTCAATTCTTCTGCTGCTGCTTCCTGTTGTTTCTTTAGTGCTGCTGCTGCTTCCTTCTCTTTCTCTAGTGCTGCTGCTTGAGTTCTAGCGATTTTTCCTCTATTAATTGCTTGTATTTTAGTGGCTGCTTTCTTCTCTTTCTCTAGTACTGCTGCTTCATCCTTTTTCAACTTTTCTTTTTTTACTGCTTTTTGTATTCTAATGGCTGCTTCATCCTTTTTCAACTTTTCTGCTTTTGCTACAGTTCTAGTGTGTTGTCCTCTTCTAATTGCTTGTATTCTAGTGGCTGCTTTCTTCTCTTTCTCTAGTGCTGCTGCTTGAGTTCTAGCGATTTTTCCTCTATTAATTGCTTGTATTTTAGTGGCTGCTTTCTTCTCTTTCTCTAGTACTGCTGCTTCATCCTTTTTCAACTTTTCTGCTTTTGCTACAGTTCTAGTGTGTTGTCCTCTTCTAATTGCTTGTATTCTAGTGGCTGCTTCCTTCTCTTTCTTCTCTTTCTCTAGTGCTGCTGCTTTCTTCTCTTTCTCTAGTGCTGCTGCTTTCTCTAGTGCTGCTGCTTTCTCTAGTGCTGCTGCTTCCTCTAGTGCTGCTGCTGCTTCTTTCTCTTCTGCTAAACGCCGTTTTTCTGCTTCCGCGTCCCTTTCAGCTTGTGACCCTCCATTTGGACTTACACTATTTACAATTGTTGCGGCTAATACATCTGTAGTATGATCAGTGTCTAATTCATTAGACTTGTCTACATTACTATTATTCGCATTAGAAGTGTCTTCTTCGTTATCTAACACCTTAGAAGTAGCTGCTGCCAATAGTGATGCGGCATCATCTGTATTTACAATATTATCTCCTTCTTCTCCTTCTCCTTCTTCTTCTCCATTTTCTACATTATTACTAGCATCATTCAATACATTAGAAGTAGCTGCTACCAATACTGATGCTGTATTATTATCTTCTTCTCCTTCTGCTTCTTCTTCTTCTCTTTCTCCTTCATCTACATTATTACCAGCATTATTCAATACATTAGAAGCCGAAGCAGCTAATAGTGATGTAGCATCATCTGTATTTACAATATTATCTCCTTCTCCTTCTCTATCTCCTTCTCCTTCTTCTTCTTCTTCTTCTATTGCTGTTTGTGTTACTGTTTCTGCGTCATTTATTTCAGTAGGGTCAGTAACCGTCCTCGGAACAGTTGTTATAACTGGTTCATTTTGACTTATAGTGGCAGATGTATTTGGTGCTGCTACTGTAGTAGGTAGGTGTGGTAGGTCTTGGTCTTGTTTTGGTTTTAATCCTCTTCCTGTAGTAGGTAATAAAGTACTAGTGCCTGGGCCTGCGTTATGGGTTGAAAACACACTAGCTATAAGCTGTTCTAATTCAGTAGGGCTCATTCCAGTTCCATCTTCATCTTGTAATAGTTTTTTGATTTTTTTAATAATCTCCTCAAAACTCTTCTCTGGATTTGTATTTACCTCTTGTATAAGTTCTTTAATATGTGCTATCATACTTTTAGCTTTCTCGGTCTGTTTAAGTGAACCAGCTATTTTATCTATAAGACCAAATAATGATTTTTTAAAAGCATCAATATCTATTTTATTTAATCTAATTTTTTTAAATAAATCTGTAAGCTGATCGTATTCATCACAATTACCATAATGTGAATCAGAACAAATTTTAGTAAATAGATTTTTTAACATAAATTGTGTAAAAGGAACTGAAAAACGCTCATTATCTGATAACATATGTTCACCATATTGTATTAAAGCATCTTTAATATCTCCTTCCTCTGAACTAGATAAACTTTTATCTTTTATTAAAAGTAAGGCATCTATATATAATATAAGTCTAATAGCTATTTTTAAACTGAATTTCAATTCTAATAATTCACTTTCAGTTAATTTACTTTGATCTATTGTAATTCCGGTTGATTCATTTTGGGATGTTGTTGTAGGTAATTCACTATTCATAATTATGTTATTATAATATATTTACTATATAATATATTTACTATATAATATATTTACTATATAATATTTTAATATTAAAATATTATATAGTAAATATAGTAAATGCCTAGTACTACTTTAGAAGAAGAAAATAAAAAATGGTTACAATTATTAGAATTTATTAGGCGTAAATATGGCGAAGACAAATCAGAATTTGTTAGAATAAATGATTATGAAAAAAGAAATAACAGAACTATTTCTGATTATTACAATATGGGTTCTCAAAATCTATCATTAGCTGAATTATTAAAACAAGAATCATTTTTAACCAAAGTTCTAAGTTCTTCTGAAACACCAGCTAGTATAGCACAATTTACACAAATTTATAATGAAACAAATACACTAATGAAATCATTGGACGGTTCACAGGATAATATATATATTAAATGTAACCCAATTGATGATAATGGAAATGTAATAGATGAAACTAATAATACAGTTGGAACAAATTTAGGTAGCTTAAATTCTATATTAGATGATATAGGAAGTAGTTTTGGACCTATGACATTATTTAATAGTGTAGGTTTACAAACATTTATAAGTATAGTATTTTTTATTATAGTTTATTATACAGGAAAATATATTTTTGTAGATTATCCAAAAAATATGCTTTCGAAACGTCTATAAACAATAAAAAATTAGATATTTGAAGCACTGTATGTATCACATACAACAGGATTGTAATTTTCTATACTGGCAATATTTTTTGGACGTTGCTCTATTAAATGTACCATCTCTTCTTCTAAAGATTTAGAATTTAAATGAGTGTTCAATTGTTCCATTTTTGAAGATCTATTAGTCTCTGACTGAGCCATAACTTTATGATCTACTTTTTTAGAACGCTGTAAGAATATATAAGCAACAATAGCAAATAATAATGCAATAAGAGGATTACTATTAACTAATAATATTATGAAAATAATAATAAGAGAAAAATACATATAAATATTATTTATATGAGGAGCATAATTATATGGTGTTGATACGTTGCTCAATAAATATAATAATAATAATGCAACAAAGATTAATTCGTATGATTTAATATTAGCCAAATTTCTAGTGTTTTTCTGTAAAATATTGCTGATCTTATTAATAGGATCCATTATAGTATAATATAATATTTTATTAAAATATTAAAATATTAAAATATTAAAATATTAAAATATTAAAATATTAAAATATTAAAATATTATATTATTAAAAATATTAAAATATTAAAATTGTTATAATTATATAATTTAAAATGCTTAAAATAATACTTACAAGTTATTAATAACTAGTAAATAATAACTAGTAAATAATAACTAGTAAATAATAACTAGTAAATAATAACTAGTAAATAATAACTAGTAAATAATATGTTAATTAAAAAAATTAGTCCTAAAAACAGGGATAATTATAACGACCTGTCACAAGTTATAGAAAATTTAAAAAAAAATGGTATTAACAGTTATTTAGGTGCTAAAGGTTATACTATATATAAGTTATGTTTAACTCCTAAAATAATAGAATTTATAAAGAATGAGTTAACAGTAAAACCATCATTACAAAATTCTTATGTTGAAGCAAAATCATTTCCTATTTATCAAGAATCTGAAAAAAAAATATATGTTCCTCGCTATTGGGGGATAGATGTCTTTGGTTATCCTAAAATGTTAAAAATTCCATTTGGAGAAAGTATAAATATAAAGTTTGACGGGTCATTGAGGGATTATCAAACAAATGTTCTAAATGAATATTTGAAAGCTATTGATTTTGGTGTTAGTGATGATAAAAATAAAGGTAATGGGTCAGCACTGATTGAATTATGGACAGGCGCAGGAAAGACGGTTTTAGGGCTTAAAATTATTGAAGTATTGAAAAAAAAGACTATCATTTTTGTCCATAAAACTTTTCTAAAAAATCAATGGATAGAGCGAATACAACAATATTTACCAAATGCGCGTATTGGTTCTATTCAAGGCCAAAATATAGATATTGAAAATAAAGACATTGTTTTAGCTATGATACAAAGTGTTAGTATGAAGACTTATAATGATAATTTATTTGACAGTTTTGGATTAAGTATTTACGACGAATGTCATCATATGTCAAGTGAAGTATTTTGTAATTGCTTAAAAAAATGTAATACAATATATGGTCTAGGATTAAGCGCAACAATGAATAGAAAAGATGGACTAACAAATGTGTTTAAAATGTATTTAGGTGATATATGTTATAAGCATTCTAAAAAAGGCACAGAAGACGAAGTATTAGTGAAAGCAATTGATTTTACAATTGACGATGACGAATATAATGAAGTGGAGCGTGATTTTAGAGGACAAGTAAAATATAGCACAATGGTAAATAAGGTTTCTAATTTAAATATGCGTAGTGACTTTATTATATATGTTCTAGAAAGCGAATTATTTATTAATCCAAAACAACAATTCATAGTATTAGCACAAACTAAGAGCCTATTAAATTATTTATATAAAGCATTAGTTTATAAAAATTTTGCTTCAGTGGGGTATTATATTGGTGGTATGAAAGAAAGTGAACTAAAAAAATCAGAAACTAAGAATATTATTTTAGCAACTTTTAGCATGGCAGCTGAAGCATTAGATATTAAATCTTTGACAAGTCTACTCTTAGCAAGTCCTAAATCTGATATTGTTCAAGCTGTTGGCAGAATTTTGAGAGAAAAGCACACTAATCCATTAGTAATAGATATTATAGATGGGCACGAGGTGTTTCAAAATCAATTTAAAAAACGCAGAGCATTTTATAACCAAAAAAATTATAGAATATTTCGCACTTCTAATAAAAACTATGAGCAATATGTAAAACATATGCGTTCAATAAATGAACGCGCAAATACAGGTATATTAAAACTAGAAAATGACTTATTTAATGTTAATAGTGATGACTCTAGTTCAGAGGAAAAAACTAGTGCTACTACTAAACTTCAAAGTTTATGGAATTATTTATTAGTAAAGAAAAATAAAAGTAAAAATAAAAATAAAAATAACGATGTAACCGATGTAACCGATGTAACTGATATAACCGATGTAACTGATATAACTGATATGACCTATGTAAATAACAGTAATAAAAATAATGAATATAAATGTCTTATAAAACTATAGAACAAAAAAATTTAACATATAAAGATTAACATATAAAATATTATTATTAACTAATACTATAAATATAGTATTAGTTATGGAAATCAATGAAAAATCTAACATAAAACCTATAATTAGTAATAAGGATGATAATACTAAAATAAATAATGATGTCAACCATGAAGAAATAGCATGGAAGATAATCGATAAATTTTTTGCTCAAGATCCTAATATGTTAGTTAAACATCATTTAGAATCATATAATGATTTTTTTAATAATAAAATACATAATATTTTCAAAGAAAAGAATCCAATATTAATAATGAAGGAACAAGATGAAGAAACAAAAGAATATAATTATAAAGCAGAAATATATATAGGTGGTAGAAATGGTAAATTAATTTACTTTGGTAAACCAATAATATATGATGAGCATAGAGAACATTATATGTTTCCTAATGAAGCACGATTACGAAATATGACCTACGCAATAACAATACACGTAGATGTGGAAGTTGTTTATTATATTATGAATGAAGACGGTGTATATGTAGAAACAAGATCATTATTAGAAAAAATTTATTTAGGAAAATTTCCTATTATGTTAAATTCTGATTTATGTATTTTAAATGGTTTAGATAAAATTACAAAATTTAATATGGGTGAGTGTAGAAACGACAAAGGAGGGTATTTTATTATTGATGGTAAAGAGAAAGTCCTCATAAGTCAAGAAAAATTTGCAGATAATATGTTATATACAAAATCGGATTTCAATGAATTATATAGTCACTCAGCAGAAATCCGCTCTGTTTCAGAAGACGCATCAAAACCTATTAGAACCTTAAGTATAAGAATATTACGACCAGACACTAAACACAGCAATAATCAAATATTGGTCAATGTTCCAAATGTTCGTAAACCAGTGCCTTTATTTATATTAATGAGAGCATTGGGTATAACAAGTGATAAAGAAATAATAAAAGTGTGCTTGTTAGATTTAGAAAAATATGAGAATTATATTTCACTATTTATTCCCTCTATATATGACGCAGGAAATATTTTTAATCAGGAAATAGCCCTGAAATATTTAGCAACATTAACAAAAGGAAAAACGCTTTCACATATTTTGGAAATTTTAATGGATTATTTACTACCGCATATAGGAGAGAATAATTTTACAGACAAGGCATTTTTTCTAGGTCATATGGTAAAAGAACTATTACAAGTTTATAAAAATGACAAGAAACCAACGGATCGAGATTCTTTCAAATGTAAAAGAGTAGAATTATCCGGAACACTAATCTATGATTTATTTAAAGAATATTATACTTTGCAACAAAAACATATTTTTCAAAAAATAGACAAAGAATATTACTATAAGCAAGGCATTTATCAAAAAGATTTTATTAGTTTAATTGAAACTAATTATTTAGAATATTTCAAAGAGCGAATTCTGGAAAATGGATTTAGAAAAGCGTTTAAAGGAAACTGGGGAGCAGAAGAGCATACAAAACGCCCCGAAGTTGTACAAGATTTAAATCGTTTATCATATAATTCTTTTATATCTCATTTGCGAAAACTAAACTTGCCTCTTGATTCGAGCGCAAAAATAATCGGGCCACGTCTATTACATTCATCTCAATGGGGAATAATAGATCCCGTTGATACTCCTGATGGAGGAAATGTGGGACTACATAAACATATGGCAATAGGCTGTTTAATAACAAGTGGATATTCAAGTAAAGCAATTATTGAATTGCTAAGAACAGTGTTTTTTATGGAATTATTGAATGAATGTATAATTGAATATATAGCTCATTCTACAAAAGTATTTGTAAACGGTGCTTGGATTGGTATTGTTACAAAACCGATTGAAGTAGTTGATTTGTTTAAAAAATATAGGCGCATTGGTTTAATACCAATATATACAAGCATTAGTTGGGCAATAAAAGAAAATATAATTTATATTTATACAGACTCAGGCAGATTAACAAGGCCGGTACTTTATTTAAATAATAATAAACCATGCTATGAAAACGAAGAAATATATAATAAGCTAAATTCAAATGATTTTACTTACAATGAGCTATTAATAGGGTTTAATAAATTAAAAACCTATGACTCTGAAAAACGAGAGACTTCTTTTAGTCGTAATGATGTTATTAATTCAAATAATGTTTTTTTCAACTTAAATGATTTATATGATAAATCAATAACTAGTGATGCACTAGACGAACTAATGACTAAAGCGGGTATTATTGATTATTTGGACACAGCTGAAAGTGAAACTGCTTTAATAGCAACTTATAGTGAGCAAATTAATAAATTTACAAGCCATTGCGAAATTCATCCCTCGCTATTATTGGGTGTTATGGGAAATCAAATTGTATTTCCTGAAAATAATCAGCTACCGCGAGACCTGTTTGCGTGTGGACAAAGTAAACAAGGTGTGAGTTTATATAATTCTAATTATCAAAATAGGATTGATAAAATGGGTGTTGTATTAAATAATGGTCAAATACCACTTGTTAAAAGTCGCTATTTAAAATATATTTATAACGAAGAACATACTTGTGGAGTAAATGCTATTGTAGCTATTGGAAGCTATGGCGGATATAATGTTGAAGATTCTATATTATTTAATGAAGGATCAATTAATCGTGGTATGTTTAACACTACATATTTTAATATGTATGAGTCACGAGAAGAAAGCACAAAAGTTGCTGGCTCAAATATAGACACTCGATTTGTCAATATTGAGTCTAAAAATGTTGTTGGCAAAAAACCAGGCTACGATTATTCTCTCTTAGATGATAATGGGCTAATACGAGAAAATACTCCTTTGGACGACCGAAAAATAGTTATTGGAAAAGTTACAACTAATATATCTAATACAACTAGTTTTAGTGATGCATCAATAGCGCCAAAAAAAGGACAATTAGGGTATGTTGATAAAGCTTTTATAACCGAAGGCGAAGAAGGATTTAGAATAGCTAAAATTAGAATTAGAGAAGAACGCTTACCAGCACAAGGAGACAAATTTTGTAGCCGTTGTGGTCAAAAAGGTACTGTTGGATTAATTATTCCTGAGGAAAATATGCCTTTTAATGCTGACGGAATAAGACCCGATTTAATAATTAATCCGCACGCTCTTCCAAGTCGTATGACAATAGGGCAACTTGTAGAAACATTAATGGGAAAAGCATGTACATATTATGGTGGATTTGGTGATTGTACTGCTTTTGTTAATAAAGGACCAAAACATGAATTATTTGGCTCATTGCTAAGAAACATAGGTTATAGCTCGACAGGTAATGAATTAATGTATAGCGGTGAATCAGGTGAGCAATTAGAAATGGAATTTTTTATGGGACCGTGTTATTATATGCGTCTTAAACATATGGTAAAAGACAAAATTAATTATCGTGCACAAGGACCAAGAACAATGATAACACGTCAAACAGTTCAAGGTCGTGCTAATGATGGTGGATTACGAATTGGTGAAATGGAGCGAGATGGTATTATAGCTCATGGGGCAACCGCGTTTTTAAAAGAGTCTATGTTAGACCGAGGGGATGATTATTACATAGCAATATGTAACACTAGTGGCACTATTGCTATATATAATGAGTCTAAGAATATTTTTATTAGCCCATTTTCAGATGGACCGCTAAAGTTTTCTGAAAATTTTGAAAATACTATGAATTTAGAAGTAATTTCCAAATATGGTAAGTCGTTTAGTATTGTTCGTGTTCCTTATAGTTTTAAATTATTAATACAAGAGTTACAAGTAATGAATATTCAAATGCGTATTATTACAGAAGACAATATTGATCAATTGACCTCGATGAATTATGCTAAAACAATTACAAATTTTAAACTAACAAAATTATCCAGAAAAGAAGAAGAAGACTACAATAAAAAATATGAGGGAATAAAGCCAAAGGAAAAACCCAAAACCACAAGACAAATAATAGATGAAGATATTAAACCAGAAATAATAGATTTAGACAAAAAAGGACCTATTTCACAAGAACAATCTAAGAGCGAAGATGAGGATGATAATGATGGTCTAAGCCAAGTAACTATTGATTCAATAAAACGAGCAGAAGATGAATTTAGTAGATATCAAGATTTAGAGGATTATGAGAATGATGAAAAAGAACCTATTAAAATAGGTGATGTTGTGAATAGCGAGGAATTAGGAATAGAAAATTTGAATGTTGAAAAACTCGATGCTCCTAAACAAATAAATCTAGAACAACAATCACAACAACAACAATCACAACAACAACAATCACAACAACAACAATCACAACAACAACAATCACAACAACAACAATCACAACAACAACAACAATATAACCCAAATATTGGAGCATCAAA